AATCCTTTTCCTTAAGTTTCTTAACCAGATCATTTACTTTTACATCACTAAAGGTTGCAAGAATGCCAGAGTCAATCTTACCACCGGCAGAATAACGTTGGCATTCATTAAGAACACGTCTCCAATCTGGAAAGTGTTTGTTGATTAATTCTACCAGGACCTTGTTATCATGTTCAATACTTTCTGCAACCAAGATTTCTTGGAGACGCTTGAAGAACTGGGCGGCAAGTTGGGGCTTGCTTTTGGAATTGGTAGAAAAATCAATACAGGCGCATCTGGAGTGGAGGGGTTCGATGATTTTGTTTTTGAAGTTGCAAGTGAAGATGAATCTGCAGTTGCCACTAAACTCCTCAGTAAACGCCCGTAGGAGGAGTTGTACATCATTGGTTGTGTTATCTGCTTCATCAATGATGATGACTTTGTGTTTATCAGTTGCTTGAAGCGAGACGGTCGAAGCGAAATTCTTCGCAGTGTTTCTGACCGTATCAAGAAATCGTCCCTCATCGGATCCGTTGATGACATATACATCCACTCCCAGTTCGTTACAAAGTGCTTTAGCAACAGTTGTTTTGCCACACCCAGCAGGCCCAGAAAGCAACATGTTAGGTATTTCACCTCTATCTAGGAAGTCTTGAAATGTCTTCTTAATATTTGTTGGTAAAATACAATCTTCAATAGTTTTGGGCCGATATTTTTCAACCCAAAGAAATTCATTACGCATGATAAAATTTATACCCAGTCAGGTTTACGATCAGGAATACGAAGATAATTATCGCACACCCAAGGTTTAGATGCAATATACATTTTGTACTTGCTGTAGATGTCAACAGTATCATACTTGAATTCATCAGGCCCAGCAAAAACAAATGGTGTCGGGATCTTTCCACTACGCCCTGTAGGATCTCCTGTAGGAAGGATTTCCTTTGCTGCCAACAAAGTCCGATGGCACGTATGAGCCTTACCATATCGTTCTTCATACTCAGCACATAAAGCGAGGCCGTGAGAAAGTAACCACTGCCAATTCATTACAAAATTATTTGCCCAGATAGTACAAGGATGATTGCGAAAAGCACCCTTCTCAGTAGCATAGGGAGTACCATCTGCTTTAGGAAGAGTGCCGAATCCATGTCCCCATTTATCAGAGCATACAATAGCGAGCATCTGACAAGTTTCTAGAGGCATTTTGACAATATGTTTGTCAGGGAGAACCCTGGCAGACTCCCAAGGACTGGGAGAAGTCACAAAGATGTTCATTGTATGGGACGTTCAAATTCCCTCAGCACAACTTCTGTTGCCTTCAGGTGTTCTTTCAAGAATTCTACACCCTTTTCGGGTGTAGTGTGCTCCCCACAAGTAAAAGCATCACAAACTGCCATACTTTTTTCTGGCCAGGTGTGGATACTAATGTGACTTTCTGCAAGCATGGCAAGTCCAGTAAATCCTTGTGGCTCAAATTTATGGATGGAGAGATCAAGGAGAGTTGAGTTGCATTCCTTTGCTGTTTGAAACAAAGCTTTACGCATAAACTCAGTGTCCTCCAACAACTCTACGTCACATCCCTTTAAAGTAAAGAGAAGATGTCTCATCAATTGAAAGTGGAATCTGGTTCCAGAGCAATGTAGTAAGTCAAATCGTGATTCTTGCTAGTGAAGCGAGACAGAAGTTTTTGAGAAACAACAACCTCATAAGTTCCAGGAAGAACTTTAATGTTCTCTACTTTGAAATTGAAAGAAAACTCAGAGTCAGTTTCACCAACAACAATAGCAAAGTCATTAGAAGTGTCATTCTTTTTGTCACGAACAACCAACTTCACAACACCTGCTTCACCAACAGCAGAAATATCAGGCAGTTGATAAACAGCTGCTGCTTTCAGAAGTTTATCCAGTTGATCAGTAGTTACTTCAAAACACACATCTTCACTAGGAAGAGTAATGTCTTTCTCTGGAGGAGTAACAATTACGTTAGGATCAGCAAAGAAGTACTTTGATCGCATCTTACCCTCACGAATCACAACATAACCTCGATTTTTAAAATCAAGTTCGGGACTTTGATGCAGACTCAAACCATTAAGGAACTGGTTAAGATCATAGATACCAAAGTCTTGTACAAACTCTTCAGTGACAGTTGCTTCAGCAAGAATATTTTTCATCACACTAATAGTGCGAAGCTTGCTACCCTCTTTAAATAGAATAGACTGATTGATAGAAGAGAAGTTCTTCAGGACAGAAATAGTTTTATCGGAAAGTTTCATAGGGATCATCACTGAGGGTAGGTTTCACGTTTTGCATTCTTGTCGTTGAAATGCATCAGAAGCACAGCATAATGCAGAATCTTCAGAATGTCACGACGTGCAGTGCCTTTCTTATCATAACGAGAGGCATACTTAAGGATATTGCTGCGGCAGAACGATTCGCCATCACCACATGCTTCGATCAGATCAAGTGTCTGAATTTTGTCATCACCAGCAGAGTAGTGAGCATTATATGTGCCGGAAATATAATCTTGCAATTCTTTGAGGATTACATCCTCGCTATATTTGTAACGATTAGGATCTTGATTCATAATACTAATTTCTTGTTTTGGAAGGGGAAGTTCAAAATCATCGTAAAAGGAAATCGCATCTTTTCCCACAGCACTCCAAGAAACAGTATCTGCAGCAACAACATCACTACTAAAGTTGATAGTGTCACTACTAAAATTGCCATAGAGTGGATTTCCAACTAGGCTAAATCCATCTTCTTCCCAAAAATCATTTGTTGTGTCTTCACTTTCACCACCAATAATGGTGACATCATTTTTTTGTTCATCCATAGTGTCGGATAAGAGACTCCAAGAGTTAATCATAATTTAGTATATCAAGAGTTAGTAATTTAGTCAACCAATAGAGATGGAAGTTTCATGCTCCGTGACTTGCAATGTATCAATAATATCTTCTGAAGGCATCACAAAGTCAGCGTCAACTTTGTCATACAGTTCCAGGAATGCCTGCTTGGTTTCATCATCGAAACGGTTGACACAGACTTGAATTGCCTTTGCTTTATCTCCAAAGATACTGTATGCCTTTACAATGTGAACTAAGCGACGAGTAGAGATAATCTCCTCAATACCACCATCATAGAATGTCTTACGAATGATGTCAGCCCAGTCAGAGAGGCGCTTACAGAACTCATCATCCTTACAGATCTTACCAAGAATCTTTTGCTCTGTAGCGGCAGTAGGATACTCCTGCTCAAAGGTTACAGGGAATCGCTCAAGGAAGGCTTCGTTGAGCACGTTAGTACCAATGAATCGTCCATCATCAGATCCTTTTCCTTTGGTATTTGCAGTCGCAAATACGTTGAATCCTTTTGTGGGCGCAACCCATTTGCCAATCTTCTTGAGGAAAACTCCCTTTCCTTCAAGAATAGATTGGAGACAAAGGATTTTGTTTGAGGCGAGATCAATCTCGTCAAGGAGCAGCACAGCACCCCGTTGCAGGGCTTCAATGACTGGGCCATTGTGCCAGACGGTTTCACCATTAACGAGACGGAAACCACCAATAAGATCGTCTTCATCCGTCTCTACCGTGATATTGACTCGAATGAGTTCTCTACCCAATTGAGCACACGCTTGTTCAACAGAGAAAGTCTTTCCGTTACCGGACAATCCTGTAATGAACGTTGGATAGAATACACGGGACTCAATAATCTTTTTAAGATCACTGAAATTGCCAAACTTGACGAAGGTATCATCTTTCTGGGGAATAAGGTTTTGTTCGATTGCTGGCAAAGCAGCAGGAGCGTTATAATTTACTTCCAATTCTTCAACCGTTTCCTTTGTGACTTCCAAATTCCACTTGCCACGGCCAACTTTATAGTCAGAAAGTTTATTTGTGATTGTTTGGTAGTTGAAGTCATTCATCTGACAGAACGCTTTAATCTCAGCAGAAGTGACAGACTCTCCATAAGATTCGCGAAGACAATCGATAATGCTTTCTTTGGACAAAGCCATTTGATTTGTTTGAACTAAAGTTATTATAGACTAAAAAGGGAGCATTTAGCCCCCAGTGTACCACTAGTTTGAACTGTCCACTCTACCATATTTGTATCGCATGGCTCCGAGTAGGTATGCCTGAGATAAAGATTTTGGGCCGTTTGTAAGAATTTCAATAACCTTGGGATCTTTTTCAGACGCTTTTGCGATTTCTCTCCAGTTTTCTTTTGTCATACCACTAAAGAAATAAATTCGCCAAGAACTTTCTTATTTAGTTTCTTAGTTTTAAGAGATTTGATAAACGCTGTTTTAATTTTAGCTTTTGTTGCACCCTCATCAACTTCAAACTCAGAATTTTGAGCAAGCACTGTGGAGGAGAGTCCAAAATAAGCATGATATCCAGAGTTTTTGATCGTAAAACTCTTTAGTTTTTTCCACTGACTCTGGAGTTTATGAAACTCATCACTATATTGATCACAATAAAGTTTCATGAAACTGTTTACATCACGACTTTCAAGAACACGGATACCAATAAAGTTTACATTGGGGAAGTTGTCACGAAGATTTTTAAGCATCATATTTGAAAATTCATTATACCCATAATTAACTCTATATGTGGTTCCAAGTTTTCGATCACGGAGAACACAAGTATCAGAATTCAAGCGACGAGCACCAATGTCCAAATCTCCATTGAGTTTTCTAAATTCAACATGCCTTACCAGATGAGGTGCTTCACCGTCAGTTAAAACAATACATTGAACTTTCTGCAATTTGTTCTCACGTTGAAACTTAGGAAGAATTTGATGGAGTGCGATAAAAGCTTCATTTAGAGGCGTTCCTGACAAACCCATACGCTCTGGAATACTATACCCACAACCCCAATTAGAACAATAGTAATAAGCAATTCTCCAAATATTCAACATTTGAGTTTCCATTTCTTTTGCAGAAACTTTACTTGTTAGAATATTGAGCATGGAAAAATTCTCAGGAACACAAAGAAGATTTGCCGCTTTCTGATAATGAGGTTTTACATTTGCAGATTCATATCTTCCAGTCTCATAATCAAATACACTGCGATTCCACTCATTTGTGAAAGCGTACACTTCAAATGGTATCTGAACTTTCTTACAGAACCAAATCAGATTATAAAGTTGCTTAACTGTATCTTGCAAAACTCTACTCATCGATCCACTCCAATCTAATACAAAGATGAGTCCATGATTTTTACCCTCAGCAAGAGTGGTGACTTTCTTGAAAAGATCTTCATTGTATTTGTAAGTATGAAGTTTGGAGCAGTCAAGAACACCAGTGCGAGCAGTGGTGGCACGAGCATAAGAATCTGCCGCCTTCTTACACTCAAACTCTTTCACTAGATAATTAACTTCTTTCTGTGCAGATCTTTTGAATTTTATAAATTCACAATCACATTTTTCATAAATTTCATCATAACCGATTACATTTTTTTGATGATCAAAAAACTTTGTTGATTCAAGATGAATCTTGCTGTTATTAATAACAATAGAATCAAGATTAACCTTTGGAAGTTCTAGGTAAACGTTTTCAGAAGAATTCTCTGATACAAGTTCCTTCAGATTCTCCTCTAAATTTGTTGCTGTGATAACTTCTGGATCTACTTCTCCAATATCTCCACCATGATTAGTCTTAGATTGTGATGTTGGAGAGTTGTTAGATTCCTCATCGCTAGATCCACCATCAGATTTAGATTCACTCTGACTTTCTACTTCTTCTGATTGTTGTCCAGAAGCACCTTGTGGTTTGGGAGGTTCAATAATATCAGCAACTTTTTCTTCTTGCTTCTGTTTCTTACAAAAATTATATAGAGCCTCTGCGGCAATAATAACATCAGCAAATGTTTCTGTTTCAGAAATCATGTCAATGATTTCTTGCTCCTCATTAGTAAATTCAATATCAATATAATTACCAATCTTGAACCAAAGGTTTGCACGATCAGCAAGATTCATTTTAGATACGTCCTCACCCTCTAGACAGAAAAAGTCTTCATCGGACAACTCTCTATATCCACCGTAAAAAGTCTTAGAGAGTCCCATATACCTGCGCTTCATCAACTTCTCGATGCGAGCGTCTTCAACAATATTGAGAAACTGGTGTGGAATATTTTTTGGAGGATCTTCATTGGGAGTAAAGAGGGCGTGGCCAACCTCATGTCCCACAAGCATGTCATACACAACATTACTCGCTTTCTCCCACAAAGGCAAAGTCAAAACGCGAGTCTGAACATTGAACTGTGCCGTTTCGACATGACAGTGCTCAACCACAAGATCCTCAGTGGCAAGTAATTTGGCAAGTTGTGACTTGATTTCGTGTTTGACTGCCATCGATTTGTTTCGTATGAGCCTATAATACAGCAAAACCACCCCTTTGAGGTGGTTGTTGACTAATTTTGCACCACCTTTTAAAGTGGCACAAGTCTACTATATCCCTTCACCTTTTCAAATCTAATAACTTGCGAAAATTTATCATGTAAGGATTCTTTATGAGAAATAACAAAAACATTTGCATCTTTAATAACAAATCTAATGATTTTGAGAAATTCCTCTGTTCCAAATCCATCAAGAGAACTATCAAATACTTCATCCATGATGAGCAGATTTGTGTTGACAGAGTTCTTCATTCTAGCAACTTCACGCCAAGTGAAGAGTAAGGCTAAATCTATTCTCATCTTCTCTCCCTCGCTGAAAGAAGAATAGGAAAAATTGTCGTGAATAGGAGATTGGACGGTTTCGTTAAATTCCTCATCAAGAGAGAAGTTTATGTAAAAGTCCATCAGTTGTAGATACCGATTGACTTGCTGATTTATCAGCGGTAGATACTTCTTAATGATTTTGGTTTTTACTCCACCGTCTTTGAGAAGACTATACGAAAAATCGTAATAGTTAATGGTTTCTTTTCTTTCTACTAAATCGTCATATGTAGTTTTTAGACTATCATTAAAGGTGGCTAACTTCTCATGTTCAGTATTTCTGTTTGCAAGATTATCGGTAATTCTTTGAATTTCCGATTCCAGATCTCTGACTTGTCTTTGACATCCAGCGATCTTAACATTGTTTTGAGAAATGCCATGTGTTAGTTTAGTAATCTCCTTAGATAGATTTGTAAATTGACGCTCTCGCTCTTCTTCTTTATTAATTGCCTCCTCCAGCTCTTTATAACCAGATTGCAACTCTTTAGCTTTATTTTGAGCGTCATCAATTTTATTTATTCTAAACTCTTCTTCTATCGGTTGTGTACAGGTGGGACAAACCGTATTTTGTGTGAAAAATTTATGTTCCTTAGTAATGGTTGATACTTTGTTAGAAATCTTACCTTTTAGATTGCCAAGTGTGCGAAGTTTATCCGTGGCACCAGCAAATTTTTCAAGTTCATTATTAAAATCCACAAGAGATTTTTCTAACTCTTCATTAGATCCCATATAATTATTTTCTTCTACAAGAAGTTCACCAATCTTCTTTTCAGTATCCTTTATATTTTCCTTTCCACGACTTTCAATCTCATCGATAAAGTTTTTTTGCATCTCAACTTTATCAATCAAAGATTCTTTTTTGAGTTCTAAAACTCTAATCTCATCTTTAGTCGTTCTAATCTTTTCTTTGATAACTGCATTCATGCTAGAAAAAATACGGATATCAAGTAAATCTTCAATAACCTCTCTACGATTGTTAGCTGTCAATTGCATGAAAGGTACAAAGGTGCTGCTACCAAGAATCACAATCTGTGTGAAAGATGTGTAATTCATCTTGATTACATTTTGCTCAAACCACTTCTGCTGATCGAGGGCAGCTGCTGACTGATCTAAAGCAGAGTCATTTCTATAAATTTCAAAAAGATTTGGTTTGATTCCTCTTACAACTTTCCACTTAATATCTCCAATAGAAAACTCTACCTCAACTCTACAATCTTTTTCATTTGAGGAATTTGGAAGTTGTGGTTTGTTTATCTTACGAAACGGTTTTCCAAACAAGGAAAATGTTAGAGCATCCAACACCGTGCTCTTACCAGCTCCATTCGTACCAATAATAAGATTGGTAGAGTGTTTTGTAAAATCAATTTCTGTGAAGTGATTGCCCGTACTCAGGAAATTTTTCCACCTAATTTTTTCAAATAAAATCATGTTCTGTTGACGGAGGAATTACAAAATCATTTTTGGTAATTATAGCATATTGATAATCATTCATCTCACACGTTTTTATCATCACCTCATCTTCAACTTCTATAATATGCATCTCTGGACTTCCGCTTTCTTCTAACATCATGGAAAATCTTATTGCATCATCCTCCTCTTCAAAAAGATAAAGAATTTGATCTCCTTCATCATTTTTTACTGAATATGCTCCATCCTTTTCCTTTCCATATACTGTTAAAATATACATCTCAAATCAATTCACAAGCCTCTTGATATGTCCTACGCATTATATTCTGAACTCTGGATTTATCCAAATTAATTTCTGCCTCTTCAATATATCTATTTAATATTGAAATGGTATCTTCAGATTCAAATACTTCAAACTCTTCAGAATCTTGAATACTAAAATTTTCAACTACTTTGAGATCTGCAACATTTGCTGCATAAAGTTTATCAATAAACTGCTCAAATTTTTTAGTGCTGGATTTTTTTCTAACAATAACCTTTACAATTTTGTTTTCATACTCAGTAGAGTCAAACAATTGATGTGGAGTGTCTTCGTAGTAGATATTATAAAATAGTCGATATGGATTATTGATATGGGTATGTTCCAAAGTCTCAGTATCAAAGATTGTGAATCCACGAGGATCATTCACATCATTCCAAAACATCTCATAAGGATTTCCTAAGTAAAAGATTCGGCCGTCGTCACTTCTTGTATGATAGTGTCCCGAAAATACTTTATCAAACTTCTTAAATTCTTCACATCCCATACCCTCTTCCATGACATGGCCACGATGCGCTCTAAATCCATTGAGTTCAAGATGTCCCATGGCACATGTGCTATTGGAAGCTTTAATGGATTTAACACTGCTTTCAAAATTTTCTGAATTGATCCAAGGAACAAATAACACTTTTAAGTTATCTATATCAACTTCTGTTGTTTCAGAATATACAGTGATATTATTATACTCACGAAGAAGAAGATCTACAGCATTTACTTGATTAGTATTTTTATAATATGCGGTATGATTACCAACGATTGTATGAACATGGATATCCATATTTTTAAGACGATCAAAGTAATTATCCTTTGCCCACGCAAGAGATGAAAAATCAATACCCTTTCTACTGTCAAAGGTATCTCCCATATCAATAACTATACTAATACCATTTTCCTCAAGATAAGGAAAAAAGATATCATTGTAGAACTTTAGGAAGTAATCGTGAAATAGTTTTGAATTTTTACGAGCACCAAAGTGTTGATCAGTGATAATTGCAACTTTCATCAATAACGAAGTTTAGAATGCACAGCGTCTTTGATTTGATTGTAGTCGGAATAGTTCGATCAGTCAAGGGTGTTGCTATCGTCAAAGACTTCGCTGTATCCAGACTTCTCAAGGATTTTGTTCTTAATATCTAACTGACGCTTCTCCCTTTGGATCCTGCGGAGAAACGCATAATGAATGATCTGCGTAAAGTAAGCAAAAGGATTTTGGGATTTCTCAGGATTAAAATTATGAATGTACTGAACGCAATTT